TTTTGATGGTTGTACTTGCCGATCAGGCGAGGGAGTTTTATTTGTCCAAAATGAGGGGTTAATATCATTTTCTACTTCAGTACAATCAATATATGGAAATCTCTTTTCAAATTCAAATCTTGTCTTGATTTCTGAATATCCAACCATTTTTTGTTACTTTATTTTGATTTGCAATAAAAAAATCAATTTTTTTACATATGTAATGTACTGGGCAAGTGAAAATGGTCTTGTTAAGGTACATATTAGTTTGTATATTACAATGTATTTATGGTACAATTATACTATTTTATTATATTATACGATCTATTATTCTATTTACTTATTCCATATATAGATTAAGATTATTATAATTTATTAATTGATTCTAAATTACAAGAAAAATATTTATCATATAATCATGACATTTCCAACAAAACAATTATTACAAGAAAAAGATTGGTAAAAAATTTATAATAATCTTAATCTATATATGGAATAAGTAAATAATATAATAGATCTTATAATATAATAAAATAGTGCAAATATAGTTTAAATACATTGTAATATAATGAGGAATTTGCACCTTAACAAGACCCTCTTATAACATAAAAGTGACTGTATTTTTTTAATATTTAGATATCTATAGTCACTTTTATGTTATAAGAGGGTCTTATTAAGGTACATATTAGTTTGTATATCACAGTGTATTTAAACTATATTTACACTATTTTATTATATTATAAGATCTATTATATTATTTACTTATTCCATATATAGATTAAGATTATTATAATTTATTAATTGATTCTAAATTACAAGAAAAATATTTATCATATAATTATGACATTTCCAACAATATAAATATTACAAGAAAAAGATTGATAAAAAAATTATAATAATCTTAATCTATATATGGAATAAGTAAATAATATAATAGATCTTATAATATAATAAAATAGTGTAATTATAACTTAATTACAGTGTAATATAACGAGGATTTTGCACCTTAATAAGACCCTCTTGTAGTATAAGGCGGTAAGTTATTATTTAAAAATTAATTATACTTATTTATAACAAGTATGAGTTTTAATTGTAAAAGATGTCATATTAATTTTACTACAAGACAAAATCTAAATTATCACCTAAATAATGTATCATGTAAGAAGATATATAAATGTGTTTTATGTGACAAAGTGTTTTCAACTAATTCCAATATAAATAAACATTATAAAACAGTTTTACATAAATACAAAGAAATATTAAAAAATAACAGTTCGATACAGTTCGTAAATAGTGATAATAATAATGTAAATAGTAGTGTTATAAATAGTAATAATATAAATATTATTATTAACAATTGGGCTTCAGATGATATAACTAATCACATTAGTACAAAAAAGATAATAGCTATAATAGATAGACACAAAAACATGGTCACGATGGTGATACAATTATTAAAACTGATTTATTTTAATGAAAAGCATCCAGAAAATTATAGCATGTATATTAAAAATATTAACACAAAAGATATTCATATCAAAGAAAATGATGAATGGATAGTGAAATCAAAAGAATTCAGCGAAGATATAATAATAAATATTCTAATATTTATTAGAAACGAATATGAGTTAAACAAAGAAAAGTTATCACCGGAAAGACAGAAGATATTTGAAAAATTAGAATCATACACAACAGATGATTCTGTATTCAAAGAATGCAAACGAGACGTAATATTAACACTATTTAACAATAGAAAAATCATTCTTGATTTATTAAGTGATGACAATTCTTAAATTTATTGCACATTGTTAACGTGAAAAATATTAAGTCATGGTATGTGAATCAATTTATAATCCTAAAATGATTTACATATATTTTATTTAAAGTTATAAAACATAATAATGTTGTCAAGAGAAGACATTAAAACCTCCATTGTATAAATATACATATAAAATGAATTGAACGAAAACCAAGTTCAAGCAAAAAATTAGAGTAATTTTAATTACTCTATATGTTAGATACAACCACTGTAGATATATAGTGCTCGATTAGAAATTAACCTATATCATTAAATTGTGCCAGTTAACTTTATATAATCTTGATGTATCGGGTTTAATGAATGTGCATTGAGAGCAATCGCAGAAGCTATTGAATTACATGCAGAACCTGATATCATAAGAAAATTGCGCCATGAAGTTGGTGTTTTATTTTTAAATCCGTGTAAGTTACATTTCAATATAAAAAATATAATATAATATAATATAATATTATTAAATGATATATTTTTTACTTTTTACCTATATAAGAACTTATATAGTATCAAATGTATTTACTATTGGTTCAAAAGCCATTAACGTTCCAAATTGGGAATCCTGTTTTTTAGGAGATTTTTGTGCAAACAATTGGTCTTGTTGTATTGCTCCTAATGACTTCTTAATTGGTTCGTCTAAAACAACATGTAGACCTTCAAATGACTGTTCTAGTAGTATTGTACCCCCTTCGCCAGTTATCCAAGTTCCTTCTGTTATTAGTAATTGGGAAACTTGTTTTGTCGGAAATAGTTGTGCAAACAATTGGTCTTGTTGTGTTGCACCTAATGACTTCTTAATTGGTTCAACTAAAACTACATGTAGACCTGCAAATGACTGTTCTAGTGGTATTGTAGTAGCAGATCCACCGGTCATTCCAGCACCGTCTGTTATTATTAGTAATTGGGAAACTTGTTTTGTCGGAAATAGTTGTGCAAACAATTGGTCTTGTTGTGTTGCACCTAATGACTTTTTAATTGGTTCAACTAAAACTACATGTAGACCACCAAGCGATTGTTCTAGTAGTATTATACCACAACCAATTTCTGGTTCAGTAATAAAAAAAATAGCAGATGTTTTAGCCAGTTATCCTGCTACTCCAAATGAAGCCGGAGACCATAATGGTTTTCAATACTATGAAGGAGGTATCTATATGAGCGTGTTAATTAGTTATTCTAGTGTTACAAATGACCATTCGTTTGATAATAAAATAAAAGACAGAATGGCAAAAGAATCATATTATTCTTATGGTTCTTTTGTAACCCGAGATTACGGTATTTATAATGATGATATGTTATGGTGGACTATTCCTTCATTACAAGGACACATTTTTTATGGCGGTAACCTACCAAGTGGTGTTTCATGGTTGTCTGTTGCAACAAAAACATTTGGTCAAGTATATTCACAAACGGATAATGTATGTGGTGGTGGAACTTATTGGACCCGTGATAGAAGTATGACCGGCGGTAGTTATAAAGCATCAGTTAATAACGCACAAATTGTTTTGATTGCATCACAATTGGCTATATTAACTAATAACGCTTATTATACTGATATAGCAATTACTGCATACAACTGGTTAAGATCAAGTTATGTTATTGATATTTTTAATTATATTTTATATGATGGTGTCCAAACAGATAACAATTGTAATATTGAAACAAATGTATATTCTTATCAAGTTGGTGTATTAATAGGAGGTTTAGTTAATTTGTCAAAATTAACAGGGGATCTATTGTATATTTATCATGCAAATCGTTTTTTTTATGAATCCAGAAATAGATGGGTAAATTCTAACAATATAATTGTTGATTATTGCGAACCAAATTGTAGTCAAAACTCAGTTGCTCCCAAAGGACAATTAATTAGAGGTTGGATGTTGTTATATGATTCTACGAATGATGACTACCTAAAACAATTAATTAAACTTATTATAACAAGTTCATATAATGCTATGTTAAATACATGCGATATTAATTTTAATTGTGGTAATTATTGGGCATTTGGTTATAAAGGAATCGGAGTCCATGAACAAATGAATGCATTAGAACTTGCTATTGCATTTGTCCAATTATAATTTATTTTATTTGGTACTAAGTAAATGGATATTTATTATAAAATCTTTACATCATTTTTAGCAGTAATTACATTAACACTAATACTAAAAATGTTTAAAAATAACTCAAATTTTGATGACAAATACATAATACCTATTATAGCAACTGTAACTGTAAAATACTTACTCGGTGATTGGGATATCGGGTATACATGGACTACATCAGACATTTTTTACTGGGTATCTTTACTTGGAATTTCAAGTTTTATTTCAAATATTAATATAAATTAATACAATAAGGAAAACTGTATGAATATTTATGGACAAGACAGTAACTACACTAACACCATCACTTACGACAAGTTACGCAGAACAGTATCTAAGAAAAAACGAAAAAAATAAACCAAAATTTTGGTTAAATAATGTTGAATGTTTGAACTGTGAAGAAAAAGGACATACTTTTAGATACTGTAGTTATCCTATAAATAGTTTTGGAATAATTGCATATAAACAAAAAAAAGTACCACCAGGGTTAAACATTGACCCACAAAGAAAATACTTGTTGATACAACGAAAAGATACAATTGGTTTATTAGATTTAGTAAGAGGAAAATATTCTGACCCATATAAATTGGAATCTATTAAATTACTAATAGAAGAAACAACTGATCATGATAAATATAAATTATTACATTGCACCTTTAATGATATATGGGATTATTTATGGACTAATAAAAAATCAAATTCTTTTACTACTGAACGTTCATATGCTCAGAAAAAATTTAAAAAATTAGATATTAATAATCTAATAGAGGGAGTATATAGTAGATCTAATGATACAGATTATGGGATACCAAAAGGTAGGAAAATGAAAAATGAAACTTTTTTAGATTGTGCTATTAGAGAGTTTACAGAAGAAACAGGTTATAATAGAGATGAAATAGTTATAAGAAATGTAGAACCATTAACAGAAGTATTTTATGGTAGTAATACTATAGCTTATAAACATACATATTTTGTTGTAGAAGTTATAACTGATAGACAACCATTTTTAGATCCTAATAATATTTGTCAGATAGAGGAAATTAAAAATGTCAGATGGGTATCATTCAAAGAATCAGTAAATTTATTTAAATATCATCAACATAAAAGATCGATTATGTACAAAATTGATCGTACACTTGACAATCTTATTTAAGTACCAATTAAAATGAAACACTTCTTATTGACTGTGTGATATCTTTTGTATTGTTTTTTTAATTTTACGCAAATTTTCTATAAACAAACTTATTTTTAATTCACGTACTTTTAAATCTATAAAAGAATAACTCATTTTATCTAACTTATCAAAAGTTGTAATATATTCAAAAATATATAAACCTTGACAGTTTAAAAAATTCAGATTATTAATTGTTGGTTTATGTATGATAGTATTAATAATCAAGGTATGTGTTGTTTTTTTTATAATATAAGTACACATATTATACCATCTTTTACATACAAATTTCAAATTTTTTAACACGTTATTTTGTATTTTTTGGAATACAATAATAAGTAGTTCGTTTGGTAACAGGTTCATTGGTAATAATCAACAAAATAAACAAATTTAAAAAAATAAAACTATTTAACTTTAACAATGGAAGAATTAAGTAATACGGGTGTTAAAGAAATGATCAAAGAATACATTCAATTATCAGAACAATTGGATGAAATTAACAAAGGTGCTAAAGAATTTAGAACAAAAAAGAAGTCATTAGAAGACTCAATCCGAGAATATATGATGGATAACGGACTTGCTAAAGTGACTTTGAAAAACGCTGGGGTTTTAAAAATAACAAAAACTGTTACACAAAAGAAGCTTGGCAAAAAAGAATTTATGGAGTTTCTTTTGACAAAGTTGAACGAAGATGATACTGAATCGTATATTAATGAACTATTTGATTCACCAGATGTTGAAAGCGTTAAACTTCAACATACAAAATCAAAAGCTTAAATTAAAAAAAAATTGAATAAAATTTACTGTATTATAATTTAATATCAAAATCAATACAGTAAATGTCATTTAACGCAAAAATTAATAATGTTATCCTTGCAGAATTTAAAGTGTTCTGTGACACTACAGAAATTACTACAACTGATGATCTATTTGAACAATTCAAACACTTTTTAAACATTACTGACACCAAGGAAGTAAAAGCAAAAAAACCAAGAGTTAGCAAAGAAATTCCAAGCAATGAACGCTGTATAGCATTGAAAGCTGATGGTGGAAGATGTAAAATGAAGAAAAACGTTAATGGTGTTGAACCTGACCTGTGTGTAACACATAACAAAAATGGAACTACTAAAAACGGTAGATTACTTGAAAATGAGTTAGAAGATGAAGTGTTAGAAGAATCTGAAATTGAACAAGAAGATCCTAACACTATTAAAACTATTTCGCCAGTTGAAAAAAAACCAAAAA